AAATTTTTTTTATTTTTCAAACAAAAAGGCGTGTTTTTAACACGCCTTTTTTATAAATAGTTAATAGATTAGAAATCAATTTTTCAAATGGGAACAACTCCCGGGAGACAAAGAAAAATGAAAAAGATAGGGATCTTGGGAACGATTCTATTATTAACTAGTTTATGGTCAACCAATGCATTGGCAGATCAGACTGGCAACTGTACGGCAGGTGAGCAGTATTGTGAGCAAAATTCGCTCGAAACAACCAATACCACAACTACCACCAACACCAACACCAATAATAATACAAACGCCAACACCAATACCAACACCAATACTAATACTAGCACAGCTACAAACACCAATACTAATACTAGCACTGCAACAAATACCAACACTAATACGAGCACCAATACTAATGCTAACACAAATGTTAATACAAGCACTGCAACAAATACGAATGCAAATACTAATGTTAATACTAGCACGGCTACAAACACCAATGCAAATACTAACACCAATACTAGCACAAGCACCAATGTTAATACCAATAATAATGTTAATACTAGCAACAGTACAAGCAACAGCACGGTAAATAGCACAGTAAATAGTAATACGAATTCAACTGTTAATAGCAATAATACTAATGTGAATACCAATAACAATACCAATGTTAATCAAAGCACAAGTAATAGTACTAGCAACAATACAAATAATAATAATAATACTAATGTGAATCAATCTACATCTGATTCTAAGGTAGAAACTAATAATACAAATAGAAATGAAAACACAAGCACAAGCGATAACACCAATAGAAATATTAATGAGTCAAAGTCTGAACAAACTATCAATCAAAATATTAAGACTGAAGCACCGCCTGCTTCTGCGATTGCTCCTAGTATTATGAGTTATTCTCAGGATTTATGTACAGTTGGAAGATCAGGAGCATTTCAAGGTCAAGTCTTTGGTTTATCAGCAGGTAGAACTGTAAGAGATGAAAATTGTGAAAGATTAAAACTGGGTAAATATCTTTATGATATGGGTATGAAAGTAGCAGCAGTTGCAATCATGTGTCAAGACGAAAGAGTATTCACAGCAATGGAGATGGCTGGAACACCTTGTCCTTATGAAGGAAAAGTTGGAGCAGAAGCTGCTAAGATGTGGTTAGTCAATGTTGAAGATAGACCTGATAAAAAAGTATATAAGAAGAAATTAAAAAGAAGAGCAAAAGAAGAAAAAGCTGAAAAGAAAGCTAGAGAAAAACAAGAAAGAGAAGATAAAAAGATAAGAGAAGCCGCAGCTATAGCAGCAGCTGAACAACCTTATAAAGATTTCCTAGCAGCCTGTACTTTAGAGCCTAACCCAACTAGAGATAGAATTAAAAAAGATGTAGCAGGAGCAATTGATTCTGTTATAACTCCTAAGACTAAGACTAGAAAACAATGCGCTAAAGAATGGGCTTCAGATGCTTAAGAAGTTTCTTACATTAAGTCTTTTATTATTCTCAACTATAAGTTCTGCAGAATATGTTTATGAGGCTAATCAACCACTTATTGATTTAAAGACGAATTATATAGCCACATCTTATAATTTAGCGTCAGGAGATGATCAAGTCTCATCAACATTTAATCTAGACTTTACTTATACTTTTTATGGCCAAGATTTTACTATGGTCAAAATGGCAACTAACGGATGCCTTCATTTTTGGAAATCAGGTTCAAGTGGCTATTGCAACGATTATACTCCCGATCCTTTACCTTATCGAAACTATACCCTATATCCTTTCTGGACTGATTTAATTAGAGACAATGGTTCAAAAGTTCTAGCTAGAAACTTTACTGATAAATCTGTCTTTGGTTGGTATAATCTTAGAGAATATAATCGCTCTAATACTGATAACAGTTTTGAGGTTATACTTTGGAAAGCTGATGATAGCTTCGAATTTAGATATGGTGGTTTAAATATTATTCAGCATGATGTTATTATCGGAGAACAAGGAGATAGTGACGAGGTTTATACTTATCTCCATTATGATGAATGTAGTACAGGTACAACTAATGGTAGTAGTTGTGTTAGTCAAAATTGGAATAGCTCTACATTTAATACTTTACTAGAAAATGGTGGTTCATTATATGGAGTAGGTTCTGGAAATGCATTAGATTGTAGTAATCCATTAAACAGTACATCTTGTACAGGATATGCAGCAGCTTATTTAACTCAACAATGTGGTATAGATTCTTTACATAGTGAATCTTGTCCTTTATATTGGGAAGCTTATGATGATTTACAATGTGATTTAGACCCACAATATAGTCCTTCATGTGCAGGATATACTCAAGAACAATCAGTAGCATATTATACTGAGGAAGAACATTTTGATTATGGATATGATGATTATGCAGATCAGTATGGATTTGATGAATATGGATTTGATGATGACCCATATGCTTATCAAGAATTTACTGATGAAGAATGGTATGAGATAGATTTAGAAGAATTTGGTCAAGAACAAGTAGATGAATGGTATGGAACTGATGTAGCTTTCAACGAAGATGGTTTTATAGATTTTGATAGTCATATGGAAGAAGAATTATTTTTCACAGGCGTTGAAGATGGTATGACACAGTATGACTTAGAACAAGAAATATTGTATATAACAGAAAACTATGAAACCTATGAAGAATATGTCGATCCATATATTGAAGAATTTTATCAAATTAACGATTATCAAGATGATTATTATTCTATAGAAACATTACAATTTAACCCAGACGAATTGTTAGATGAATTTGTTCATTTAGAAATATTAGAAGAAATAGAAGATTATGAAGATATAAACACCTATGTTTCAATAGATACTTTACAAGAATTAGAAGAATGGTTCGAAGAAGAAATAGCCCAGCATGATGAAGAACATGAAGAATTTGAAGAAGAATTCGAAGAGGAATGGGAAGAAGAATTCGAAGAAGAATTTGAAGAAACAGAAGAATTATATGCAGAAGAAGAATTCGAAGAAACATTAGAAGAAGAATTATATGCAGAAGAAGAAATTTTTGAAGAAGAAGCTGTTGAAGAAATTTATGAAGAATTAGAAGAAATTCAAGAAGAATTAGTAGCTGAAGCAGAAGAAGAACTTAGAGAAGATTCTGAAGAATTAATAGCTGAAGGTGGTGAGCCTTCAGAACGAAGAGGAGGAATTACTCAGGATCAATTAAATGTGGTGGCTGGAAGCATAACAGCAGCATCAAATAGCATGTCTGGCACAACAGCAGGAACAACAGCCGCCAGTGGTGGTTGGGGCTCATCACAGTCGTCCGGAGTCTCATCAACTTATGGTGGTTCATCAGCGGGTTCTGTTGGTTCAACTTCTGTAGCAGGTAATACTACATCATCAGCAATAGCAAGTTCATCAACAGGTGGTGGAATTTCAACAAGTAGTTCTCCAAGTATTTCAGACCAAATACAAACTGCAGCTGTTCAAACAAATACAATATTATCATTAAATCAAGATATGGGTTCAACAAGTGGAATGGGTGGAAGTTCTCAAACAGTTAGTAATGTAACAACAACAATTACTCCAATGCCAGGAGTTGGAGATGCTGGTTCATCTCAAGTAGTAATGGCAGAAGTTCAAGTTCAGAATATGCAGGGAGAAATAGATACAGCTGTCTCAGGAGTAATGACTGCATCAGAAGCAGATTCAATAGCTGATCAAATAGTAGCACAGAATCTAAAGAACGCACAAGAAGATATGACACAAGCACAAGAAGATACAGGACAGTATGCAGATCAAACAGCTTATGTAGCTTATTTAGGATATAATCCAGGATTTACTACTTACTATGGACAAGAAGTTCCTAAGAAACAAGATTGGTATGAACCAAGAGAAATATATGCTAATGTCTCTATATCAGATAATACATCTGGATTTTATTCTCTAGCTGGACAGAATTTAAGAACACTAAATACTATTATTAACCAACAACCTAATTTAGATGGAGGAACATTATAATGGATTGGTTTCAAAACAAAACAACTCAAATTATCGCTTTAGTTAGTATAATAGGAACACTTGCCGGGTTTGGATATACAGGTGCAACTTATGTGAATAGATTAGAAAATCTTGAAAAGAAAGTTGGCGGTATAGCTGAAACTAAAAGTGGCCTTCAAGAAATAGAAGAAAGATTCGAAGGTATTGAAACTTCTATTGAATTCATTAATAAGTCTATTGATGATACTATTCTTATAGAAGTTCGTGAAGGTGGTGATTCTATAACTGCTATTAAAGTTGATGTAGGTTCTATAAAAGCTTCAATTAAATCTTTAGAAGGTGTTATTGAAGATATTCAAGATGATATCAAAGTTCTAGAAGAAGATAACGATAATCCTTTACTGAACTAATGTTCGATAAAATCCCAGTCTGGGTAATCTCTGCACTTGTTTACATTATAGGTGGTAGTTTAATGCTGCTTGTAATGTTTTATACCTAAAAAAACTTTTCAAAAAAACTTGTATTCGCAGGTACACTTTTGTTATAATAGTTACATAATGATAAAAACAAATATCAAAACTGTTCAATCTCTTTCAAGAAAAGAGAAAAAATTGAACAAAAAACTTTATAATAAAAAAGTAAGAAAAATGTCAGTATGATACTACTAGAAAGAAAATCCCCCAAAACAGGTAAAGTAAATTCAATGATTCTTGATACAACAAAAGAAGCGTTGGATTCTTATTATGCTGGTGAAGGACTTATTCAAGTTATATTCCCACAACTCAATGAAAATGAGAGAGAATTTATTAAGTCTGGATATACAGCAGAAGATTGGGACGAAATTTTTCCACCAAAGGACTTTGAATAATGCCATATGAAGCAACAGAAATAGACGGCAATTGGGTCGGACAAGAAAAATCAAGATATGATTTTGTCTTAAAACTTTTAGAGAAAAAATCAACAACAAGAGGTTATTGGGTTTATCGAATGACAGATAAATTCGGTAATATATTTATTGCTTTTGATGGTCGTGATGAATGGCCTGTTGAAAGAATTATACCAGGAACTGATGGCCTTTCTGCTACAGAACATTTTCTAGAAACTCAAGAATGTTTTACTTGTAAAGCAACAGTTAATAGACACGATATAGCAGAATACAAATATGGTAGTCCAGACAGTAAACATAAACAAACTGTCTTGAATAGAATTAAATTAGGTAAATTAATTGAAAAAACAGAAGATTAAAGATATAAAAGATTCGGATATAGCAATGAGAAATCCTATCCGAAGAATACATAATCTTGATAGAGCTGAAAGAAGAGCTCAAAACCCAGATTTTAAAGAGTTGTGGAGAATTAAAAAAGAACAACTTTTAAAGAAATTTTATAATAGATAAGATTTATTTGTTATAAATATAATAGTAAACGCCGAAAGGGTTTACTTTTTTTAACCTTGCTTACTAATAGGAGGAAACTTATATGAATAAGATAAGCATATGGGACGATTTCAGTCCCTTCACAATAGGATTCGGTTCAGTTTTTAATGAACTAGATAGAGTCCGATCATTACCACAAACCAATTATCCACCTTACAATATCCGTAAAGGAGCTGAGGAAGATTCTTATATTATTGAATTAGCATTAGCTGGATTTTCAGAAGAAGATGTAACTGTTTCAGTTAAGGAATCAAATCTGACAGTCTCAGGTGAGCTTAGTGATAAAGATAATGGGTTTGTTCATCAAGGTATCTCACAAAGAAAATTCTCAAGGAACTTTGTTCTTGCAGATGATGTTGTGGTTCAAGGTGCCGATCTTTCAAATGGAATACTTTCCATTTATGCTGAAAGAGTAGTTCCGGAAGAAAAGAAAGCCAGAACTATTGAGATTGGTAATCTCAAAAAATCAGTTAAGAAACAATTCTTATCTGAATAAATAAAAATAGTTGACGCTGGGGACTTGACTTCTCAGCGTTTGCTGTTATAATAGATATATGTTTGGGAAAATAATGGAATTTTTTAATAGAAAAAAAGACCATAAATATATTCCCGAAGAAGATTATGTGAATTATACTGATCCGTATATCTCACAATTAAATAATGAAATAAAAGAGGAAAAAGAGAATGAGTTTTTGGAAAAGACTAACTGAATTTTTAATCGGCCCAGCTTCTGGTGTTCGAGCTAGAGATTCTAAAGGTCGTTATGTAAAAGACGACAAAGCAACCCCGAATGTCAATGAAGCCTATAAAGATGGTAGAAAACCTAAATCTAAAGCTAAGCCCAAAGCTAAAGCTAAGAGAGGTAGAGGCCGTCCTAAAGGTTCTAAGAATAAGCCGAAGAAATAATGGCGTTTTTATATAAAAGGGCCACAATAGATGGAACTAAAAAAAGTAGTTCAATAGGAACAGGTGGTCGTGGTAGAAAAATCAAGATTTCTATGTCAACTATGAACAAAAATAAAAAGCGTTCACATAAAGCTTATCGTGGCCAAGGAAGATAAAACACTAAATACTCATTATCCACTATTTGATGAAGGACTTTATTCAGAAGTTATACATGAAAGTGGAGAACGAGCTATCAAAATTCTTAAAGGTAAATTTAAAGATATTATCTATCAGTATGGAAAAGTAGAATTTATTCCTAGAGAAGAATCAGAAATACCTACAATTAATTTTGATAGAGCTGTAAGAAGTTGTCCTGATAAATTATTAGATACAATTTCTACAGATAAAGATTTTAATCAACTTATGGGTGATATACTCATAGAATTATTAGCCAACGAAGGCTTAAAGGAATTAGAATATGGAATACAGCAAAGAGTTCAGACAAAGGCTGGCAAAAGAAATAACAAGTGATGAAGGTTGTGTACTTAAAGTATATGAAGATCATCTAGGCTATAAAACAGTTGGAATTGGTCATTTAATTAAACCAAATGATCCCGAATGGGAAATGAGTGTAGGAACACCTATTACTCAAACTAGATGTGATGAATTATTCTTTTATGATATAAACATTGTTCTTAAAGAATGTGAAGATAATTTTCATAACAACTGGAGAGATTGGCCAGAAGAAGTTAAACTAATAATAGCAAATATGGCTTTCAATTTAGGTTTACCTAGATTAAAGAAATTTCAATTAATGTTTAAAGCATTAAATAAAGGTGATTATAAAGAAGCCGCTAAAGAAGGTTTAGATTCATTATGGGCAAAACAAGTTTATAATCGTGCAAGACGATTAATGAATCGTTTACGCGACATTGATGTTACAGACAAATTTGATAGCGACGGTAAGTTAAAATAAAAATTAGGAATATATTATGAGTGATATGGAAAAGACCTTGAGAGAGGCACTTATTATTAAGTATGAAGGTGAGATAGCTGAAGCTAAAGCAAATGTTCAAGTTTACTTAGCTAATCCTGTTGGTATTGGAGAGCATCCAGATATCATAGCAGCTATGGATATACAAATAGAGAAGATGGCACATGCAGAAGAAAAACTGTTAGCCGTAAAAAATCATTTTATCCCCAATAGAGTAGTTTAGTGCATTTCTACACTAATGTACAGAAGTATAAAGACTTCATACTAGCTCGTGGTATAAAGAATGGTGAGAAGTATATTAAGAGATTAAAATACGAACCCACTTTATATATACCAACGAAAAAACACACAGCAACAAAGTCTATACGAGGTGAATTCTTACAAGCTAAGAAGTTTGGTTCAATTAATCATGCTCGTAATTGGCGAAAGAAATTCAAAGGCACTAATGTTGATATACACGGATTAGATTCATGGGAATATACTTATATTAATGAAGTATTTCCAAGTGATATAGATTTTGATATCAATCAAATAAATGTTTTAAATATTGATATAGAGTGTGAATGTGAAAATGGGTTTCCTGAACCTGTAGATGCTAATGAAAAAGTAAATGCTATTACAATGAAATTGTTTGGCGATGATACTATTCATGTTATCGGAACAGACGATTTTGATTTCAAAACTGATAATCCTAATGTAAAATATTATAAATGTAAACATGAGCTAGAACTTTTAAAAACATTTATGAATGTTTGGAAAGAGCTTGATCCTGATATAATTACAGGTTGGAATGTTGAAACATTTGATATTGCATATCTTATTAATAGAATTTGGAAATTATTTAATTGGGATACAGTTACAGAATTATCTCCACATAAGTTAATTACATCTAGAGAATGGTTTTATATGGGTCAAAAGAAAATGATATCATATAATATATCTGGAATTGCAGTATTAGATTATCTTCAAATGTATAAGAAGTTTACATACATTACAAGAGAAACATATAGATTAGATCATATTGCCGAAGTTGAATTAGGTAAAAAGAAAATAGATTATTCTGAATTTGGTGCAATGCATTTATTCTATAGAAATGATTATCAAAAATTTCTAGAATATAATATTCGTGATACAGAACTTGTTGAAGAACTAGATGATAAGCTAAAACTAATGGATTTAGTTATCACTATGGCATATAGTGCTAAGTGTAATTTTGATGATGTGTTTGGTTCAGTTCGATATTGGGATTTATTAATTTATAATTTCTTGAAGAAAAAGGGAATGGTTCCACCACCTAAAAAAGGAAGTCAAGATTCTAGAATTATTGGAGCTTATGTAAAAGAACCACAAATTGGTCAACACAAATGGGTAATGTCATTTGATTTAAATAGTCTATATCCACATTTAATTATGCAGTATAATATGAGTCCTGATACTTATCTATTACATAAGTTTAATCAAGAGATATCTGTTAAACAATTATTAGAAGGTGAAGTTGATATAACATCATTAACTAATACAACAGTTACACCTAATGGTGCTATGTTTAATATAGATAGACAAGGTTTCTTGCCAGAACTATTAGAAGAAATGTATGATGAAAGAGTTTTATTTAAAAATAAAATGATTCAACATTTAAAAGAATTAGAAAATACTCCTAAAGAAGATACAGTAACAAGAAAGAAATTAGAATACAGTATTACTGCAGAGAATAATAATCAGTTAGCTAGAAAGATTTCTCTTAACAGTTGTTATGGTGCTTTAGGAAATCAATATTTCAGATACTTCAATAGAGATATTGCTGAGGGAATTACAACAGCTGGACAATTAAGTATTAAATGGGTAGAGAAAGCTGTTAATGATTACATTAATAAATTATTAGAAACTGATGATGATTATGTTGTAGCGATTGATACTGATTCAATTTATGTTTCATTTGAAAATTTAATTGATAAAGTCAATCCAAAAAATCCTGTAGAGTTTTTAGATACGATTGCTAAAGATAAATTAGAGCCTATGATTAATGATTCGTATGAAGAATTGGCTTCGTATATGAATGCTTATCAAAATAAAATGGTTATGGGTAGAGAAGTTATTGCTGATAAAGGTATATGGACAGCTAAGAAAAGATATATTCTTAATGTACATGATTCAGAAGGAGTTAGATATAAAACTCCTAAATTAAAACTCATGGGTATAGAAACAGCTAAATCTTCAACTCCAATGTGGTGTCGAAAGAAATTAGAACAAGGTATAAGAGTTGTTATGAATGAGACTGAATCTGATGTTTGGGAATTCATTACAGATGCTTGGAATGAATATAAAACATTGCCTATAGAAGAAATATCATTTCCTAGAGGTGTTCAGAATGTAACTAATTATTACAATTCTGCATCAATATATAAGAAAGGAACACCAATTCATGTTAGGGGTTCACTTTTGTATAATAATTATTTACATAAATATAATATAGACAAGAAATATCCGGTTATTACAAATGGTGAAAAAATTAAATTTTGTTATTTAAAAGTACCTAATGTAATAAACGAAAATGTAATAAGTTTTGTCAATACATTACCTAAAGAATTTGAATTAGAATCATTTATAGACTATGATCTTCAATTCAATAAATCTTTTGTCGAACCTTTAGGAGTGATATTAGACAAAATCGGTTGGACAACAGAACCTGTTTCCAACTTAGACAATTTTTTTGGGTAAGAAAAAATGAATCCATTTATATACAAAGCAAAAGTATTAAGAATAGTTGACGGAGATACTTGCGATGTCATGTTAGATTTAGGTTTTAACTCTTTTATGAAGGGTAGAGTTAGATTAGTTGGCATTGATACTCCAGAATCAAGAACAAGAGATTTAACTGAAAAGAAATATGGTAAAGCAGCAAAACAATTTTTTGTTGATTGGGTTGCTAAATACGATTCTATTTTAGTTGAAAGCACCGAAAAAGGAAAGTTCGGAAGAATTTTAGGGACATTATATGACCCTGAACAAAAAGAATGTTTTAATGAATTAATCATTGAAGCGTATCATGCAGTACCTTATACTGGTCAATCTAAAGCTGATATTCGTGAAGCACACATGGCGAACAGAAAAAGATTGACAGATTCAGGATTTACTGTATAATAATAGTATGAGTGTAGAAAATATATTTTTAACCTTACACTTAGTTACATGGGTTTTGTTAATCTGTAATATGGTAGAACTTCATACATTTAAAAAAGAAGTTCGTCAGATGGTAGATTACGAAAATACTCTCAAACGGAAACGAAGGGAGATCAGAAAAAACGGAGATTAATATATTATGAGTTATTTGAAAAATCTAGTTAAAACGACAGGTAATGAGTTTGCTTCTATTGTAGAGGAAGGTGTACAAGCGGCTGATGTTAGTGGATACATTGACACAGGTTCGTATATCTTTAACGCTTTATTATCTGGTTCGATATATGATGGATTACCTAATAATAAGATTACAGCTTTGGCTGGTGAATCTGCTACAGGTAAAACATACTTTGCACTTGGTATGTGTAAACAATTCTTAGATGACAACCCAGAAGCGGCTGTTATCTATTTTGAGTCAGAAAGTGCTATCACAAAACAAATGATCGAAGATAGAGGAATTGATTCTTCTAGAATAGTCATTGTTCCTGTTACAACAGTTCAAGAGTTTAGAACTCAATCTATTAGAATACTTGACCAATACATAGAAGATAAGACAGATATGAAAATGTTATTTGTTTTAGATTCTCTTGGTATGTTATCAACAACGAAAGAAATTGAAGATACTGCTAGTGGTTCTGAAACTAAAGATATGACAAGAGCCCAATTAGTTAAGGGCACATTTAGAGTTTTAACACTTAAACTTGGTAAAGCGGGTGTTCCTTTAATAGTTACTAACCACACTTATGACGAAATGGGATTATTTGCCAGAAAAGTTATGGGTGGTGGAAGTGGTCTTAAATACGCAGCTTCTTCTATTATCTTTTTATCAAAGAAAAAAGAGAAAGAAGGAACAGAAGTTGTAGGTAATATTATTCATTGTAAGAATGAAAAATCAAGATTAACTATTGAGAATAAAATGGTTGATGTAATATTAAGATATGAAGAAGGTTTAGATAGATATTATGGTTTAACTGATTTAGCTATTAAACATGGAATATTTAAGAAAGCATCTACTAGAGTAGAATTACCAGACGGCACAACACAATTTGCTAAAACAATTAATAATAATCCAGAGAAATACTTTACAGAAGAAGTATTAGATAAATTAAACGAAGCAGCAAGACAGGAATTTTTATATGGCAACGAGATTAGAACAGACGATACTCAAGAATCTGATACAGAATGAAGAATATACTAGAAAAGTATTACCTTACATAAAATCAGAATTTTTTCAAGAGAGGGACGAGGAGTTCCTATTCAAACAAGTTAAAGAATACTTTTTAAAGTATAAATCTGTTCCTACACCTGAAGCTTTAATAATTGACATTGATGAAAAAGATGGTGTTGATGCTCAATTACTTCAAGAATCTATAAATCTTATTCAAGAAATAAAAACAGATAATTCTTCTACACCAGAAGAATGGTTGATTGATTCAACAGAGTCTTGGTGTAAAGATAGGGCTGTTTATAATGGAGTAATGAATTCTATTGAGATTATTCAAGACAAAGAAGGTAGTAAAGGAGAAATTCCAGATATTTTAAGAGACGCTTTATCTGTATCTTTTGACACAAATATTGGACATGATTTCTTAGATGATTGGGAACCAAGATATGATTTTTATCATACAGAAGAAGAAAGAATTCCTTTTGATTTAGAATTTATGAATAAAATTACAAAAGGTGGGTTACCAAACAAGACATTAAATATTTGTATGGCTGGAACAGGTGTTGGTAAATCTTTGTTTATGTGTCATGTTGCTTCTAGTTGTCTAGTTCAAGGAAAGAATGTTTTATATATCACTATGGAAATGGCTGAGGAAAAGATAGCTGAAAGAATAGATGCTAATCTGTTAGATATATCATTAAATGATTTAGATGATTTACCTAAGTCAATGTATGAAAAGAAAATTAAAAGAGTTCAAGAAAAGACAAAGGGTAAATTAATTGTCAAAGAATATCCTACAGCTTCAGCTCATTCAGGACATTTTAGACATTTATTACAAGAATTAGATTTAAAGAAAAATTTTAAACCTGATATTTTATTTATAGATTATTTAAATATCTGTGCTTCATTTAGAGTTAGACCTGGTAGTAATGTAAATACATACACTTATGTTAAAAGTATTGCCGAAGAATTAAGAGGATTAGCTGTTGAATTTGATGTTCCAATTATGTCGGCTACTCAAACAAATAGAACAGGATTTGTATCAACTGATGTTGGACTTGAAGATACATCTGAATCATTTGGATTACCTGCTACTGCTGACTTTATGTTCGCATTAATATCTACAGAAGATTTACAAGAATTAGATCAAGTAATGGTTAAACAATTAAAGAATAGATATAATGATCCAACATATCATAGAAGATTTGTTCTTGGAGTTGATAGAGCTAAAATGAGATTGTTTGATTGTGAACAGTCTGCTCAAGATGAATTAGTTGATATTGGACCTGTTATGGATCAATCTACTACAGGTGAAAGAATCAGTAGTGAAAAGACAGAAAATTTTAAGTATTGATACCGCATGAACACTTTTGATATAATAGTAGTATGAGTAAAATTAGACAAATATTTTTAGACCAAGACGGAGTTCTGGCCGATTTTGAATCAGGCCTAACAAAAGCTTTAGGTTATAAAGTTGATTTAAAAGCAAAGAAAGATGTTTATGATCAAGAAAAAAGAAAACTAACAGCTCAAAGATTATTTAGAAATCTTGAGCCATTACCAGATGCTTGGAAGTTAGTTGACTACTGTTTGAATTCAGGTATTCATACTGAAATACTAACAGCAGCTGGAACAGTAAACAGAACTTTAGTTGTTAAAGACAAGATTGATTGGATAAGAAGATATGTAAGCCCACATTGGATAGTTATTCCCACATTTAGTGGTAGTCAAAAAGCGGCATATGCACATAAAAAAGCTGTTTTAATTGACGATAGACAAAGAAATATTGACTGTTGGGTAGAAGCTGGTGGAATTGGAATTGTCCATAAAACAGCTGATGAAACAATTAAACAATTAAATGAAATTATCGACGCAGAATAAGAAAGGGATTATTAAACAAAGACCTTTATTAGACCTTCTCAATGAAAAAGTAGAGTTGAGAAAGGAACTTATTCAGCTAAAAAAACTACACGAATCAGAAGAAAGACAAGAAGAATTGCTAGAAAAAATTCAAGAGATTGAAGAATTTATAGCTGAACATAAAATTCAAAAATAGTATTAACATAAATACTGATTATGAAAACCTTTCTTCAAGTAATCAAAGAAACACCCCAAAATGATAAGCTCGATAAGCTTACGCATAATATTCCACTATCTAAGAAAAGATTAAAGCAATTACAGAGATTTCCTGATTTAGCTTTGATGTTTGATTTTGAAGGTTGGCAGGGTTATCCACCACCAGCAAATTCATCTAAAGTAGCTTTTGATGAAATCAATTATATAATGGGATTACAAGATTTCCGTGATCAATGGGAAACTAATATGAGAATGCATGATACAAAAATAATGACTGCATTCAGGAATTATCTTGAAAAACATGATTTAGAAGTTGATTTAGAACCAATTAAAAAAATAAAAGATGATTCAGAACCAATTATATTATCACTAAAAAGACATTATAATAGACCTAGACCAAAAGACTTAGCAGATAAGTTAGGTATAGGATTTACATTTTTTCCATTAAAGACAGCAGAGACACCTTCTTATCCATCAGGACACGCTACACAAGGTAGATTAGTAGCAAAACTTATAGCAGACGAAGTTCCATTCGAACATAGATCAAACATCATAAGAATTGGTGAAGATATAGGAGAAGGCAGACAAGTAGCAGGAGCACATTATCCTTCAGATACAGAATTCGGACATAGATTAGGTGATGAATTATATAGAATATCAAAATCATCTACATCAAAATTAAAATTAGAGACTTTAGGAGAAATGACGCAAACGGCATTACAACAAAAAATAGCTGATGCTGATCCGGGTTTAGATTTACATTCAACAACAAAAAGAATAGCTAATACAGGTGATTTAACAGACAAAGAATTTGAGAAAGTTCTTAAAGATAAATTAGACGCTAAGAGTATAAAACTTATTAATCCTAGAACAGGAAAAAATAAGAGTGCAGCATTTAATATGTTTGAATTTGAAATTGATGATAAAGTATATGATGTAACACTAGCAGGTAAAATAGCTGGTCGAGGTTCAAAAGGAACATCAGATAATGAAACATCATTCTTACTTGTTCTAGCAGCTAGACAAGCTGGTGCAAAAGATGATGTAACAGATATAGGGATTAAAATGATAGATCCTAATGTTTATGGAAAAGTATCTAATGGGAAAGGAATAATAGGAGAAGAACAAGCTAAAAAATTACTAGCTTATGTAGAAAATAATGAGAGTTGGTTTACTTCTCATAGATTACAAGTTAATGCATTACTGAAAGTAATAGGGAAAAAAATTCCTAAGTTATATGTAAAAGATGACAGTTCATTAGATGTTAATACATCAGCTGTAAACTTATATAAACAAGATTTTGGAATTAGTATAGCTAGGTCTTTAGATAAATGGAATCCAGCAGATGTATGGTTGTATTATGACAAGGCAGTTCCTGAACATTCCAGTTTAACAGCATTAAATATGTATATGTACTATTCAATTAAATCAGTTCAAGGCGTTATTGGAATATCTCTTAAAAAAGGATCAGGGATATTAGGGTATAAAAATTATCACGAACCTGATAAAATAAATTTAAAGAAAGTAGATTTAAAAATGTCAGCATTAGGCTCATTAGCTGGTACATTATCCTTTGTAGGAGATGGTGTTGATGATATGAGTTTAGCATTTAGAATTTTTTCTGCTAAAGATACAGACTTAATTAGAGGAGAAGGTGAAAAGAAAGGAGCTGAAGCAGTTCAAGGTAAAGTCGCGTTAGAGTTATTGGATACTTTTACAGGTAAAAGTTGGAAAAGATCAATCACCGCTGCAGGTGGTGCAGACATATTAGAATTAGAGAAAGGTAAATGGATATTTACTACAAATGGAAAGAAGAAATTTAAAACAGCTAAAGCTAATTGGGCATTTATTTCTAAAAGAAGAAACTTGACATTTGCTAGAGGTGCTAGTAAAGTTAATCATAGTAACGCATTTAGGAGTGAGAAAACATTTTTAACATGGTTAAATAAACAAGGTAAACAAGAGAATGCAGCAAAAGCATGGGTTAATTCTAAATTTCAAGTATTAGAATTGTTTTCTAAATTAAATAGTTTGTCAGTTAAAGAAGAAAAGAAATTAGCATTTGCATTATTAAAATATGCGAAGTCTGAATCAGAATGGTCATCAGCACATTTAAAATTAGAGTAATATGGAATATTTAACAGAAGCAGCAGGAAAGAATTTACATTTAGAACATCTTGAAGATGAAATTCTAAACTTTGGTATTGCCGGTGGTAGAAGTTCAATACAATTTCTACAGGCATTAAGAGATATGTTTGCTGGTGGTTCAAATAAGAAATTAAATGTAACTGTTAAATGGGATGGAGCTCCTGCTGTATTTGCTGGACCACACCCTGAAAAAGATGGAAAATTCTTTGTTGCAACAAAAAGTTTATTTAGAAAAAGAAATAGAGAAGGAGCATCTTATTTTACAAAAGCAGATATTAATGCAGATAAGAGTGGTGAGTTAGCAAGTAAACTTGGAGTTGCTTTAGATGAATTTAGTAAATTAGGAATGAGAGAAATTCTTCAAGGTGATATTATGTTTACAGATGATGTATCAACTACAGAAATTGATGGAGAGTCATATTATACATTTCAACCAAATACAATTATGTATGCTGTTCCTGTAAATAGTGAGATTGGACGAAAAATAAATCAAGCAAAAATAGGGGTTGTTTGGCATACTACATATAAGGGTGATTCAATAGATAACTTAAAAGCAACATTTGGTGCTAAGATACCCGGTAAATCATCTAGTGTATGGCAAGACGATGCAACATATAAAGATGTATCAGGTAGAGCTTCATTCACAGCTAAAGACACAGTTGCAGTAACAAACTTATTATCACAAGCAGGAAAACAATTTCAAAGAATAAATTCAACTGATTTAAATAGATTTTTAAGATGGCAAGATACAGTTCCGCCTGGAGCTGGATTTAAAACTTATCTAAATACTTATACTAGAGCAGGAAAAGCACTACCAGCATCAGGCAAAGTAGTTCAAATGTATTTTAAGCATTTTAATGATTGGTGGATAAAGAATAAAAGTGAAAAGACTTTAAAATCACACTTAACTGAAATTAGAAAAGCAACTACTATGTTAAAGAATTTAGTAGATTTTATAAACTATTTAAATCAAGCTAAAATGATGATTATAAAACAATTAGATTCAGCTAAAGGATTAGCAAGAACTTTTGTTAAAACACCTAATGGTTTAAAAGTAGTTAATCCAGAAGGATATGTAGCTATTGACAAATCAGGTGGAGCTGTTAAAATAGTAGATAAATTAGAGTTTAGTTTTAATAACTTTACTGTAGCGAAGAATTGGGATAAATGAAAACATTTTTAGAACATATTCAATATGGTTTATATGAAGGAAGTCATGTTCCTTTAGAAATGCCTATGATTGAAGAAGAAGAATTAAATAAACCTAAAAGAGGCGGTTCAAAGAAATTCTATGTCTATGTAAAAGACGGAGATAAAGTTAAAAAAGTTTCTTTTGGGGCTGCAGATGGTGGTGGTGATTTGTCTGTTAAGATAAATGATCCTGAAGCTAGAAAGAATTTTGCTTCTAGGCATGATTGTGAAAATGCTACAGATAAATTATCTGCTAGATATTGGAGTTGTAGATTACCTAGTTATGCTAAAGAACTAGGATTAAAGGGAGGTGGTAATTATTGGTGGTAATCCATACATAGATGATGGAGATGTTAGAACATTTAGCGTAGAACAAGCTGCAGAAGAATTTGTTTGGCATAGAGATAAAGAAGATAGAAAAATAACTGTAATAGAAGGTGAAGCATGGCAGTTTCAATTACATGAAAAGTTTCCAATATTACTAGAAAAAGGAAAAGAATATAACATACCAAAATTAGTTCATCATAGATTAATAAAAGGAAAAACTGATTTAGTATTAAAGATAGAAAAACAATGAGTACAAAAGCACAAGACGATTTTAATAAATTAATGACTAAAGCTTTAAAACAGTTAAGTGTTACTCCTGGTGTGCCAAGAGATATTCAAAAACTAGCTATAAAAGGTACGCAACTGTCAAGAAAAGGGTACGATTTCTTTATGAAATGGTTTGATAGTTTACCTTATGAAGATAGAGAAATTATTGCTGGAGAAATACAGCACTTCTCTAGACAGAAAAAAATGACAATTCAAAAAATGTTGAATTTTAAGTTTGAGAGTAGATTAAAAGAATTTAAAGAAATAAAAGAAGCACCAGTTAAAGGAGCAACATTTACATTTGGTAGATTTAATCCACCTACTGTTGGCCACATGAAATTAGCCGCTAAGATGAAATCAATATCATCAGGACAAGATGTATTAATATATACTACTCATACAACAGATAAGAAAAAGAATCCATTAACAAATCGACAAATTCGTAAATTTATGAATCCTATGTTACCAAGAGGTATTAATGTAGCAAAATCAACATCAAGAACAGTATTTGAAGTTGTTGTAGATTTATATAATCAAGGGTATAGATATGTTCAAATGGTTGTAGGTTCAGATAGAATAAAAGAATTTGAAACATTACTGAATAAATATAATGGAGTTAAATCAAGACACGGATATTATAATTTTGAAACAATTAAAGTTGTATCTGCAGGAGATAGAGATCCAGATGCAGAAGATGTATCAGGTATGTCAGCATCTAAAATGAGACACTTAGCATATTCAGATCAGGAAGATGAATTCATTAAGGCGTTGCCAAAAGGCTATAGACTTGGGCAACAACTATATACGGCGGTGCGGAAGGGTATGGGCATTAATGAAGATTTTCCTGATTTTATGAATGAAATATATGTTCCACAAGTACATGAATGGGGTTCTCAAGAAGGTAGAGAGTATGCACAAGACTTTACACCACATGAACCTGTTGTTGATTGGAGAAAAATATCAACATGGAGAGAACAAGAAGATTTACCTAAAAAAGTATTAGCTTATAAAGAAAAGATGTATAAAGAATTAAAATCAGAGAGAGATGATTTCAAAAAAAGATATGGCGATAGAGCTGATGAAGTAATGCACGCAACAGCAATGACAATGGCTAAGAGAAAATATGGATATACTTAATTACAGAGAAGAAACACTAGTTTTAGATGAAGGTGTTAATGATCCTGGAATATTTAAAGCAATTATACTAGCAGGTGGACCTGGTAGTGGTAAGTCTTATATAGCACAGAAGTTAGGATTAAAAACATTGGGATTAAGAGTAGTCAATTCAGATGATTTCTTTACTATGTTAATGAAAAAGAAAGGTCTCTCATTAAAGATGCCAGAGAATGAACTAGAAGATAGAGAAGTGGCCAGAATGGCAGCGAAAGCATTAACACAAAAAAGATTAGATACAACTATTGATGCTAGATTGGGTGTATTACTTGATTCAACATCAGGAGATCAGAAAAAAGTTGTTAAAATAATAAAAAAATTAAAACAAGTAGGATATGATGTTAAAGTAATATTTATTGAAACATCATTAGAAACAGCACAGAAAAGAAATCAACAGAGATCAAGAACTATTCCACCAGATGTTGTTAAATATTCATGGAGTGGTGCACAAGAAGCTAAGAAGTTTTTAAAGAGATCAGTAGCTCCTAGAGATTATCATGTAATAGAAAATGAATTTGATGGAAAAGTAGATATATCTCTTGCAGGAAAATTATCTACATGGGCAGTTAAGATACCAGTAAAAGGACAAGAATGGGTGGCAGCTGTTAAAAGAGGACAAGATTCTATGACTACAGAGAGTATAAATAATAGTATAAGATCATTTTATCGGTTTTGGAGTAAACAATAATGACAATTGGAACAACTAATATTGGTGTATCTACAGTTAGAGCTGAATTAGGTAAATCATATTCTGCAGGAGATAATATCTCACTTAAAGATATGAATACAAAATGGGTTGCAATTGATAAAAGTAACGCATCAGATTCTAGATTCACACTTACAGGTGTGGGCACTATGACTAGTGATGATACAGTTACTTCTGATCAAAGTGATTTAGATTCTAATCCTTCAAGTTTAAGTGAATGGAAAAATTATAATCGTGTTACACCTATAACATGGGATGCGGCCGCATCTAATTCAACTTTATCTGATACAAGTGTTTATACTAGTATTCCTTCAGCTTCCGGTGGTTGTAGCACTATAGTTCAAAATAGTGTAGAACTCTATTGTAAAAGAGTTAGTAATGATATAGTATGGTATGGTGGTGAAGGAGTTCACGCTGCTGGTCATATTACTTATATTGGAAATGATTCAGCTATTACTAGTGATACAGAAATTGCAAGATTAGCAGGGGCAGCAGCCGATACTTCAACAACAGTTTCAGTAGCATATGGTAATGCTATTACCCCTGTAAATAATATTCCAGTAAATGCACAAGCTACATCATCAGGTTCTACAAGTTCTAATTTAGTATCAACTAACACAAAAATAGGTTATAAGTGGGCAACACAGAGTATAGCAGAGTGTGCAATAGGTGGCTCAACTAGTTATTGGAAGTGGTATATAACTTTTACAGTTACAGTTGCTGGTTGTGAACCAAGAGATTTTAAATTCTATACAGGATATGGAGTTACAGCTCAAACAACTTATTGTTGTTAAGGAAATTATGCTAACATTTAAAAGAAACATAGAAGTAGATAGAGCCGGTGGTTCAGATAGTGAGTGTATAGCACTTATTGTTGAATGTTGTGTTTATACTAATATAGTTATGAAAGAAGTTACATTTACAAACCCAAGTGATTCTAGTGAAGAAACAGTTGAAATAATAGATTGGGAAAATTCAACAAAAAAAGGAAGTGAAACAGTTACTTGGGAAATTCCAACAAATTTAAGAACATCAGAAGTTAAACAAGCAAGAGGTTGGACTACAGCCAATGATTATACTACAAAATATAGTCAATGGATAAAAGAATTAAATAAAGATGAAGAAATAATATCTGCAGAAAACAAATTATTAGAGGATTATGCTGAATTTGATGGACAAGTCTCAGCATAGAAAATTTCAAATACATAAATAGAATTAATAGGAGATAAAAACCATGACCTTATGGAAACCAATCACAACTGAAGCAGCTTTAGGCACTAGTACAGGTGCAGCATCTAATGTGGGTAGCAGTCGTTATGTTAGACTACTCAATACTGCAGCAGCTGGAACTGAATATTTAGTAACTTTAGAAGAATCTGGCGGAACAGATATTGGAACATTTACAATAGAAGGCCAACAAGAAGTTATAATTCAAAAAGACCCTTCTGATCAATTATTTGCAGCAAACGCGGCAGTAATGGCAGTAGGCGTAGCAATCAATTCGAACTAATACTATGTCAGGACACATAATCAACGATTTTAAAGATTTGCGTAGTTTAATAGGCGAGGTTACTAAAGCTAACCCAGCTAAGACTACTTATCAACAAAACGCACAGAAAATGGGTGTTATGAAAGAAGCACCTGAAGCTAAACCTAAAGATGATAAAGGTGATAGAGGTATTGCAAGAAGTCTTGGTAAAAAACATGCTGGCGAAGAAGAAATAAAGAAAGCCTATTTGAAATTAGGTAGAGCAGCACAAGGTTCAGTCGAATATCAAAAAAAATTAATCCAAAAAGAATTAGCTAAAATGGGTTATAAAACTTATTCAATGTATGCATTTGATCAATTATTCAAGTTTGAGAATGCACAATTAGAGAGTGCTCTTTCAGATATGCGAAATATTGTTAAGACTAAAGGAGCCAGAAAGATTAATGGTATAATGGTTGATATGTTTACGGCTAGTGTTATAACACAGGCTTATGATAAAGTAAATGATGCTAATAAAAAGAAAATGGAAAAAGCTAATCTTCAAACTTTAGTTAAATTAGCACATAAGATTATGGGTATGAAAGAAGAATTCACTTTAAACGAAAGTAAAATGGGTGATCTTCTCATTGATATACAAATGGGTGCTACAGCTAAAGAGTTAGCAAGAGATCATAATATAACTTTAGCAGCAGCTAAGAGCTTCCTTTCAGATTATTATGGAAATAAAAAAACAAGAAAAGCACCAGGTCTAAAGAAAGAATATGCTGTATTAGATACAGGTCTTGACAAAGCTCTCAAGAAGTTTAAAGTTAAATTCTCTAAAGATTTAAAGAATGTAGATGAAGGTAAAATGAAAGACATTATTATGGATTTTGAAGCTGGTGTTTCAGATGCAAAGATTGCTAAGTTGTATAATGTTTCAATACAAGTTATCAAGGGATTGAGAAAAGATTGGAAGTCTATGGGTGAAGAAAATCTTAAAGAAAGAGTTGGAATGAAACTTAGACAGATTAAATCTAAATACAAAAAACAAATTGCAGATTTTCAAAGAGGCAAAGACTTAGATTATGATGCAGAATTAGCTTTACTAGCTTATGCATATGATAAAGGTCTAGTTAGTTCAGATGATGCAGATGAAGTTGATGATTGGTTAATGACTAATGTTGCTGACAAGAGAGCATTCAATAAATTAAAAGAAGATGTTCAAGAAAGATTTGGTGTAAATTTACCAAGTGGTAAAAAACTTAAAGATTTTGAAGTTTTTCTAGATAGTAAAGAAATTGAGAAAGCTCTAAAAATTGTTTCTACACAATTAAAGAAAGATGGAATAAGCTTTAATCCAATGATGAAGAATCTAAAAAGTGCCCCTTCAGGTAAAGATGTAATTATCAATGCTGTTGATGAAGGAGATCGTTGGAGATTAATGGTAATGGGTCAAGAAAGAGGTAAAAACTTTAAAGAACTTGATATTTCATCTTCATTCGAACAAATTCAAAAGCTTCCTTCAGCAAAATTTAAAAATATGTTTGCAGAAGGAACATGGGCATTACCAAAGACTTCTAAACAAAAGAAAGAATTAAAAGACTTGATGAAAAAACCAATCAAACTTGGTAAAAATGGTGATGATGCTTCAGATGTAATTAGTAATCTTATTGGGGACGACAGTTTATTAGATGATATATATACTGCTGGTAAAAAGAATCCAAATGGTGATGCAAGAGAAGTAATTAAGAAACACATGAAAAGATTGGGTATCAGAGAAGAAACTAGAGAAGATAAACTCAAAGAACAAAAAGAACATGCTAAACAGTCTCCATTCAAATTAAAATCACAAGCATATCCAAGAGCAGTAGCAATAAATACTGATGGATTTGGAAACAGACATGCTACAGTTGAAGATATTATAGCAGCATGTGATAGCTTTGGAATGATATTAGATAAAGAATTACAAGTTGAACAAGTTCAAAAAGAACTTGGTAAGAATGGCTTTATATCTTTTAAACAAACAGATTTAGAAGATGTATTCCATGAAAGAGAAACACAAAGAGTTATATTAGCATTAGAATCTACAGTTGAAGAACAAAAACCTACTGAATATACAAGAGATGAAGTAGAAGATGCTTATATAATGGGTGAAGAAATAGAATTTTTAAAACCAGACGGATTAAAAGCTGCTGGAAAAATACTAAAATTGAGTGGAAATACTTATAATGTAAAAGATAAGTTTACAGGAAAGTCATACACTTACAAATATATAGGGGAAACAGAAGTGAAAACATTTAATCAAGTTATGACTGAAGGACGCTTTCCTAAGAAATTAGTTAAAATGGCAATGGGTATTGTTTGGGACAAACGATATGCAGGTGGAAATATGACTGGAGCAGTAACAGCTATAGAAAAATTAAAAAAAGGTCTATCAGATGATCCAGAAGTAAGAAATGCATTAAGATTAGCTAATGAAGGTATTGATAAATGGATACCAGAAGGTGGCGACAAAGAAGCATATCAAAAATTCTTTATGAAAGCACTTAAAAAGTTTGGTGTTAATTCACCTGATGAATTAGAAGGTGAAAAGAAGAAAGAATTCTTTGATTATGTAGATAAAAATTGGAAAGGCGATCACGAAGAAAAAGACGCAAATCCTTCAGACCACAAAATAGATGGTCGTAGAAAGAATTTTAGAGAGAAGATGAGAAAACTCGGATACATCAAGGGCAACTAAGATGATTCGTGAAGGCAGAAGAGCACCAGATTTGGGAATGCCTACACAAGCGGGTAATAATCTTCTCTATGATTTAGTCAAGAAGGCTAAGTCAGAAAGAGAATTACTTAGTATGATTGATAAGTTGGCACTCAAATTGGGTGGCAAATACAAAGATGCTAAGGATGAACTTATAACGAGAGCTGCAGTAGATGCTTTTGACCAGAAAGGAAACAAAGGCCAACAAGCAACTACAGACAGACAAGTTCAAGTTCAAATAGCTAGTGCAGCTGACCTATCGGGAGGTGGCACTATTAAACTAAATGATAAGAGTTCTATTAAGATTAATCAAGCAACAGCTAAGAAAGTCTTAAAGAACTTAATGAACTTAAAGCCTGCTCAGCGTGGTGAAGTAACAAAAGCCATGCAGAAAGATAAGAAAGGGTTTAATAAGTTCTTAAAATTACTAAATAGATAGTAATATAATATATAATTTTATTGGGAGATAAAAACAATGCCATTATGGGGAGCAACAGACGCAGACGAGTCTAAACCTAAACATTTGACAACAGCGCGAAAAAAAGAAGTATATGCAAACGCAAGCGGTTGGGTAGTTGAAGCAGGCTCTACACAATCTGGGAACGACAATACAAGTGCCGATCCAGAGATTTTAGTAGCAATTGGTTCACTAGCAACATCATTGGGCGCAGCAGATATTACTGAAATTGATTGGATAACTACAGCAGCAGATAAATCTGATGGATTTACTCTATCTGTTAGAGTATTCTTTAACGAGCCAGTAGATGTCGATACATCAGGTGGAACACCTTACTTAGCTATAACCAACAGTAATGCTGGTTCTGGTTCAGGTAGAGGACCACACAACTTAGCATACGCAAGTGGAACAGGAACTAACGAACTTGTATTCTCACTAGCAATAGCAGCGGGTAACGCAGCAACAAACGCTGATGATGTATTGAGTGTCGGAACTAACGCAATGGCGTTAAATTCAGGTACAATCAAAGATGCTGGAACAACTGATAACGCGACTATTACTAATAGTTCAGCTATCGGAACAGCAGCTGGTACAATAACAGTCACAGCATAATTTTAGGTTAAGATAATGAAAAGTTTTAAAACTTATTTAAACGAAGTAGCTTTAGGCACTGGAACAGCTGGAATAACAGCTGACGGTGATTTTGACTTCCATAGAATGGACCAAGAAGATGTAAGAGCCAGAGTTAATACCTGGCTCTCAGCTAATATGCAAATGGAGTTCGCGACAGTTAATGCAGCTCTTATTCAATTAGCTAAGAAAGTACAACAGATTGGTGTTTCTTTTGATGTACAAGTAGAAGCAGCGGGCGATAGTGGATCACTTAGAATACCTTTATCAGTATTCGGTGAAAAAGTTGATCCAACAGGAAGATATGTTGACAACATGGGTGTAACTATTCCTGAAAATCTTGTATTGGATATCCAATATGAGAAAATGCCTACAGGCGGATTTAAAGTATCGGGTAATATACAGCAGTAATTTTCCGTTATAAGTAATTATATAATGGATATTTTTGAAGAACTCAACGAGGAGAATTTTACCTTATTCGCAATTCGTCATTACGATAATCCGCAATGCACATCAACAGAAGAATTCTATGAAGATATCAGAAGATTCAGATACCTAAAAAGACTTCTTAAAAGATATTACAAAAACGGCGAATTACGGGAAAGATTGATTCTCAATCACCTTATAGTATTAAACAATTTGTTTGGTGTAGAACACGCCATACGAATGCTACTATATAAGATTGAAGAAGAATATTGGCCTGTATTAAAAACATGCTTAATATATCTAGAGTATGTCGAAGAAAATTGGAAGCTAGAAGTTCCATTAGATAAAGAAGTAATAAATAGACTTAGAGAGTTATAATAAATGGGAAGAGGAGTTGACACCGTAATAGTTTTTAGAGTTTTAAAACTCTTAACAACACCTTGGAAAGAACAAGCCGCATTCAAAGAAGGCTTAATAGACGAGAAGGGAAAAAGAACTAAAAAGAAACCTTCTACATCAAAAGAGAAAGATGCATATACACTATTGCATCGTCTAATATTCAATTTAAAAAGAATTATGGAGATGATTCCGTTTGGAAAAACAAAAATCGCTTCATATGCTGCCGCACTATTTCTTATCAAAGAGCATACTGGTCTAAAAGGCTCTCAATTAGATAAAGAAGTTTTTAAATATTTAAAAGAAACTGGACAACTTGAAGATGAACTCTTAGAAGAATTTGTTCCTATAACTAAACTACAAAACGAAAAAACTTACATCTTAACTAGGCGTATGATGATTGATGAAGAAATCGACGCTGAACGAGGTGATACAATAATTCATTCAGGTGCAAAGCCTGCAGGAAAAATATACGGAGTCTCCGTATTTAAAATGTACAATGTTGATAAAGAAGCTATGATGTATTGTACTGGACATGATTTGAGATAGATAATTAGAAGGAGGAATATATTATGAATCTATTAAACATCAAAATAAACCAAGCACCCTTAGACCCTATAGATACTACTGATATCTTTAAAGATAAGAGAGTAGTAATCTTTGGATTACCAGGTGCATTCACACCTACTTGTTCAACTAAACAAGTTCCAGCATATGAAGAACTATTTTCAGAGTTTGAAGCAAAAGGCATTAATGAGATATGGTGTATTTCTGTTAATGATGCTTTTGTTATGCAAGCCTGGAGACATAATCTAGATGCACAAAGAGTGAACTTTTTAGCTGATGGAAATGGCGAATTGACCAGAAGATTGGGAATGTTAGTCAAAAAAGAGAATTTAGGTTTCGGATATAGGAGTTGGAGATACGCTGCTGTTATAAATAATGGTGAAGTAGAACAACTTTTTGCAGAAGCAGGGATTGAAGATGATCATGGAGAAGATCCTTATGAGATGTCTAAACCTGAAACTGTATTAGAATACCTATAATGAGAAACTATAAGAAAGAATACGAGAATTACCACTCAAGACCTGAACAAAAACTCAGGAGAGCGGCTAGAAACGCGGCTAGGGCATCGTTAAAGAAGTCAACAGCTCCAGAAAAACTAGAAGGTAAAGATGTTCATCATAAGGACAATGATCCAATGAATAATGATAAAAGTAATCTTTCTATAGTAACTCAAAAATATAATCGTAGAGAACCTAGACTTAGAGAATTCAAGAAACTAAGAAATGGTGTTCAATATGAAGATATGGGAAGTGTGACTGGCCCACATATCGCTGGAACTGGAGATGATAACACAGTTCACACTAAACCAAAGAAGAAGAAAGTTCATAAAAGAATTTCTATGATTAAAGGTATGGCAAGAAATAGAAAAAATTAGAAAATGACAGAAGAAAAACAAATAGGTTTAACAGAGAAAAGTCAAGTAACTATAGATGTTAAGAGTTTGATTGGTATTCTTGCTGTGATATTATCTATAGCAGGAGTTTATTTTTCATTAACAAGTCAAATAGCACAATTACAGTTAGATGTAATTCGAATGCAAGATGCTGTAGAGATGAATGAAGAATTCAGAATCAAGTGGCCAAGAGGTGAACTAGGAGCATTACCAGATGATGCAGTTCAAGACTTAAATATTGAGTATTTACAAGATGATCTTGAGAAATTACAAGATGAATTTGATAATCATATGGAAGAACATACGAAAGAGTAAAATTATGTCTAGATTATGGAACAAATTTTTATCATACTTTATAAAGCCAAAGTATGAATTATGGATTACTTATCAACCAACTACAAATTGGGAAAGTAAGAAAGAAACACATAAATTCATAGTCAGAAAAAAGATCAAAATTACTCCAAAACATATTATTTTTCTAGATGATGATGAAAGAGTAGTTGAGATTAAATCTCAAGACCCAATAGACTACATGATTAGGGAATTATACGAATAATGCAACAAGTATTTATAGGAATTATTTTAATATTAGGTATAGGGAGTTATTTTCTATATCAAGAGAATATTAAGCTTAAAGAAAATAATTTCAAATTAGAAACAGCTGTTGAAACACAGAAAGAGACTATGGCTGTTATGAAAGAACAATATGAGAGACAAGGTGAAGCATTAAACAATATGGCAAGAGTGAATGCTGAGATAGAAGCTGAGAAAGCTGAGTATTTAGCAATATTCTCAAGACATAATCTAGATATGTTAGCACTTAAAAAACCAGGTTTGATAGAGATTAGAATGAATAATGCTAGCGAAGCCGTAATGGAGGGATTAGAAGATGATACAGAAGCACTTTATAACATTGATGCTCCTAACACTAGTGATTAGTGGTTGTGCGGGATTTGGTTCAAAAAGAATTGATGTAGTTACTAAACCTATAGAAATTGACATTATTCAACCACAATTACCTAGACCTGTAGAATTAACAGCACCTAAATGGTATGTCGTATCAACAGCCAAAATTACAAATCCCTGTAAGAGAACTATATCATTTGAGCCTAAGAAGTTTGATGAAAATGGTGTAGAACAACTTAAAAGACCTAAAGCTTGTGCTATAGAAGATACAGAAAATCCAGAATGGCCAGAAGGCTACACATATCTAGATAGATTTCTAGATGAAATGAAAGAACAAAACAATGGCGAAATTCTATTCGTCGCAACTACTGTTGGTGATTATAAAGTGATGGCAGAAGATATGCAAGAACTTAAAAGATACATCAAACAATTAGGTGAAGTAGTTGTTTATTATCGAAATGTTACTATTAAGAATCCAGATGGCACATCAGAGCAAGGTGTTGGCGTTTCTAATAGTAATGATGATTCAATAAGACCAAGTATCGGTCTATTCCCAAGACAAAAAGATTGACAAAACAACAAAAGCTAGTATAATAGATATATAGAGTTAAAATTTTGACTTTATATAAATACAATAGTATTAACAGGGATGTTAGATATTAGAAATAGCCGCTATTCAATCATTGAATAGCATATTATTAACACCCATTATCGAGAGGTATGGGGGAGAAAAGACAGGAATAGTCAAAATGAAAAACTTAATATCATTGAGTTTTCTAATCTTGATGACAGGTTGTACAACTGTCGGTGGTGTTTGGGAAGCAGGTAAAACTGTTGTAACAGGCACTGTTGACTCGGTTGTTACTGGAACATCACAAGTAGTTTCAGCAGTAACAGAAGATGTAGTTGATGCAGCAGCGTTCGTAGGTGATACTACAGCAGGTGTTGTAGCAGAAGCTTCTGATTACATTGATGCAGAAACTGATGTGCTTCAAGAAGAAGAAAGCCCAAAAGAGTAAGCTCCTTCCGACAGTTCAGAAATCGTAATGAGAGCTCAAATTCGATTAATTCGAAAATCACAATAGAAGTCAGAAGCAGGGATGAATTAAAGTCTGCTTCTGAATTCTTAAAAGAATTTTGTAATGAAACAGTTCAATGTGAACTAAAAATATTATTTAAGGACTGAAACTTGACAATACAGCGAAAGCTGTTATACTATATTATATGAGTTGAAATTAATCAACTCTTAATTAATGTCATTGTCTAGATTTTTATCAGACAAAGACACTTTTACATTTAAGGAGAAAAAAATGAAAAGACCAAATACGCTGTCGCTCACAGCTTCAAAAACAGAGTATCCAACATCAAAAACAATTAAATTTTTAGGTTCGATTCAAAAACCTGAACTTGTTGATGCCTATAAAAGAGAAGGCAGACAGCTATTATCATTAGATAAAGTTAAATCAGGAGGAAATCTTCAAACAAGAAGCCAATCCGTAATGAAACAACATATTAAAGAATTGGCTGATGATTTTTCTAATGCTGTTGACTATGAACAACAACCACCTATGGTATTTAAGAATAGTAATGATTATACTATTGTCATAGGTGAACATAGACTTCAAGCATTTAAGAAACTAGATTGGACAGATTATATTTTTGATGTTATTGATTTAGATATTAACCATCAAAATGTAACGAAAGAAGTCAAACAATGGTATAGTTGGATTAGTAATAGATCAAATGATCATAGTCCAAGTAGGCCACCTAGATTAGTCGAAACATCATCATCAATTATAACTGATATTGAAAATGATCTTATTGAAAAAGATTTTTTCAGACCTGGTAATGAAGCTTTAGCTAAGGAAATAATAAAGTTTTATAGACCATCAGCTTCAAGAAATTCACTAAAGATAATATTACACCAAGTACAAACAGGTACAGGTGGTGCTACATCAGGTACATTTATGACTTTAGATGGAAAAAATCAAGCTAAAGAGAAAGCTATAGAATGTGGATTTGATGAAAGTGTTTATGTTTGTTCACATGATATGCTTGATAGATATTTCTTTGATATTGGTGGTGATAATGATACACAACAAGAACTATTAATATATGTTAATTCTTCAAACTATTCTTTGTCTAAAGAAAAATTAGACAATCT